ATTATCGGAAAAGATTGTTGCCGCTATGCTTGTTGACAATGGTATCACACAACAACAAAAACAAGCATATGATAAAAAGAGAAAGGTCGCATAAATCTTATCAATAAAACCTAACACAATAGGCGGGATTAATTCTCGCCTATTTTTATGACTACTTAAAAAGTTAGCCCATACTAACTTTGTTAGCCAACACTAACTTTCTATGCCTCAACAAAATGTTTTACCAGTAAAACAATTTTTGCCGCTGACCACCCGACTATGACCGTAGTGGTGGTGGTGCGGTCGTGGTGCAAATGCGATTATGACCGTAGTGGTGCGGTCGTGGTGTTGTGGTGGTGGTGTGGCATTTTTACTGAACTTTACACCAGAATTTATTTTTGCTACTATAAAGATACTAGAAGAATATCTAGTGAGTGAAACAAAACATTTTACCAGTAAAACAAAATGGTGGTGAACATGACGATAAGCAGTGAATTACGGATTGCATCAGTAAATCATAGCAACGATTTAGCCAAGGTGCGTAAGAATATGGATAGCATCCTGCAATATGAATTGGCTATGCTTATTGATATGGCATCCTGCAATTCATGGGATGTATCACCAGATAAAGTTTTGCGTCAATTAAAATCCATAGAGCAAAAAGTTTTACTGGTAAAACAAATTGGAAGGACGGAATAATGCCTTATAACACTGAAATGGAACGCGATGCTACATGGATGAGCAAAGATACATGGGCTGCAAAGCATGGTGCATCTAATCTTAACTTGTGGTATGAAGCACAATACTATATCCACACTAAGCCGTGGTGGGATGATAATGAATATGTAGACGACTGGTCGTGTCAAGAGTGTGGACACACTGGCATAAGCGAAGCAGAAGATGTTTGTCCAGAGTGTGATAGCACATGGGCAGAACAGAATTTAGAGGTGTAAAACAATGCCTAAACTTGTATGGGATAATGGCAAACAAGTGCCACCAGCAAAAAACACTAAATCAAATATGCGACATTATGTGCCGCATGGTGCAGATAGTCCATTTGATTTGACCTATAGGCATATCATGTCAATAGGTGCATTACAGATGCAAGAGCATTGTCGTGAGCATTTAGACAAAATGTGGCGGCAGGATCGTGCCAAGGATATTGTAGCAGGTATTTTTGCCAAACTAGACACGGAGTAAATTATTTGCTATAGTATAAATAATAGAGGTATGCCAGTGACTCTATTAGCCCCAACAACAAAATGTTTTACTGGTAAAACAAAATGGCAATGAAACAAAGGAGTTAGAGCCATGAAACACAACATCAACATTGAATACTGGAAGCAGTCAACAGGTCTTACAGGCCAGTGCCTTACAGAAAGAACACAAGACTTGTTCAGCAATACTGCCGCACTCTATCACAAAGTGAGTGGGCAACGACTATCCAAAATGAAAATGTATCGCATAGCACGAGAAGGTGCTAGAGATGTAAAGCGTGATACTGGTGGTCGTATAATGGACACTGCAAGTGCCGTTATGGGTATTCAGTTAGTGGAATTGCGTAAGCATCTACGCAAGATCAAAAATCGCAAGAAGTTTAGACCAGAAGTGGTGTTTGATACAATGGAAGTGTCTAACCTGCGTGATCTTGCACAAGGTAAGCGTGGCAAACAAAAAAACAGTGCGTAAAAATTTAGCCGCTAAAATTTTATAGTGACACTGCGTGGTGTGGTGTCACTACAATCTCAAACCAAGTGAGGTGCTTAAAATGACTATTCACTATTTTTCAACAGCCTATCCTAATCCCCCATTTGCTGAGATGCGTATGGCATCATATGATGACTACTGTTATGATTGCTATTGTGAAGGCATCGAGCCTATTGATTGGGCCACATTCAAAATGCTGGTGAGTGAGTTACTACACAAACACAAGGGCCAAGAAGCATGGGCGTGTATGTATGCACAAAAAGTGGCATTTGATCGTTATCATGAAAATGGAATGTGAGAGGTGTGTTATGTATATCTTGTATGAAGGTGATTCGCTTTTAGATGGCAAGCCTATTGTAGTTATCGGTATCCCCAAGTCTACCAATGTGAAAACTGGTGGTATGTTTCAAACAATCATCATGCGTAGTGACATTGACCCCATCACTGCAAGCCGATTAGGTGAAGATTTCAGTGTGTGTGGGGACTGTGTTCATCGTGGTATACCGCACAACGGCAAGACTGGTGGTGCAAAAAAGCGATCATGCTATGTCATGCTTCTCATGGTGTTGTCTATATACAAGGCATATAAGAAGGGCAACTATCAGCGAATATCTGGTCATGATGCTATCGCCAGCATTGGTGCTGATCTCATGGTGCGTCTTGGCACTTATGGCGATCCAGCGGCAGTGCCTAGTTATATCTGGGAATCCCTTGTATCCAAGGCAAGGGGTCGGACTGGCTACAGTCACCAAGCCAATAATCCAAACGCTGACTATCGGCCTGACTTGACCATGCGTAGTGCTGACACATTAGAAGAGGCACAAGCGGCTTGGGCTAATGGTGAACGCACCTTCCGTGTTACTGCCAATGCCAAAGATATTGTGCAGGGCAAGGAGATTGTCTGCCCAGCATCTGCAGAGGCAGGTAAGCGAACGACTTGTGAAAAATGCAAATTGTGTAGTGGCAACACCATCAATGCCAAGTCTATTGTCATCATGGCGCATGGCAATGGCGCGGCTCACTACGCAACAGCGTAGTGGATTTGTAATTGATTGCTAAAATGTTTTACTGGTAAAACAAAATGGAGATACAGTATCAATGCGTATCAAACCTATAAATCCGGTGGCAAGAACACTTGCACATAATCGTAGACGTGCTATGATTGTCCAACCTAAAAAGGGCAAGGGTAGTTATAATCGCAGTAAGTTGAAGGAGCAGACTAATGCGGAAACTAAAGATGAAAAGCAACGATGATTGGAGTGATCTCACTATGTTTGAGAAACTTCCAGTGAAGTCAAAAGGTGGTGCAGATTTGTGTAAAAAGCATCCAGAGTGGAAGAGACTGCGTGACTGGCGGCGGCGTAGCAAATATGTTATGCAGGAATATTACATGAACACACACAGCAAAAAAGGAGTGTAAATATGACTTACAACAACATCACGCTTGACATAAGCAATACAGAAGAAGTGTCAGATGAACTGTATGAGGCAATCCTAAATGCTTTCTGGACAAAGGCAGAGAGCATGGGCATTGAACCAGCCCTTGTTTTGTTTGACGAATGGACAATCACAACAACCGTAAAGGAGTATTCTAATGCCTAATTGGTGCGAAAACAGACTGACAATTTCACACAAGGACAAGGATGTTCTTGACAATCTCATGGCACAGGTTCGTGCTGGTGATGGTGATTTGTTCCAATTCATCAAGCCCATGCCTGATAACATCTTTCGTGGTGCATTGGGAAATGACGAGCGTAAAGAGTGTGAAAGCAAAGGCATACCCAACTGGTATGACTGGTGCTGTGAAAACTGGGGAACGAAGTGGGATGCTTGCCATATGTCATGGTCACAGATTGATGACAATACTGTGGAGTTTTCCTTTGACACTGCGTGGTCACCACCCTTCGGAGTGTATGAAGCACTGGCAGAGCAGGAGTTTGAAGTCGAGGCATACTATGTTGAATATGGTATGATGTTTGCTGGCGAGTGGCACTGTGATGCTGATGGGCTGGTCAGTGATGACTACAGCGATGACATAGATAAATATGTGCCTGCAGGTGTAGATGAAGTGTGTGACGGCAGCGAACAACTTGAAGAGTGGAAGCGTGAAGAGGAAGAGTGGGAGCAGGAGCAACAAGCATCATGATTGACCTGCTTGACATTCCAGATTTTCTCAAGCGCAGGAAGAAAGGTGTTGACTACATCAGTGACATCTTCTCTTCCAAGCCAGTTGAGTATGAACCAGAGCCACGGTTTCTGCCTCGCCCACCAGAAGCAAAATGGGCAAATGCCAAACTGTATTCCATTCGCCTAATGGACACAAAGTATCCTGTCTGTGGAACACGCATGGTATGGGCTGTAGTTGGATACAAGTGGGTGTATGTATGCACACCTATTCAACACGACAAGTTCAAAATGCGTAGGGCAGAGTGGGATGCGCTTGAAGTATGTAACCTAGTAAGGGAGTAAGATATGAGCATATACAAATACAAGCCAAAGCCTATGACAAAGGCAGAGTTTGAGGCACTTGATGTTGTTCTCACATACAATGAGTTAGATGAGAAGGAACATTGGGAACGAGTAGGTAGACCACCAACAGGACATATCTGGAATAGTGTGTCTGTGTTGCTTGACTACAAGCGTAAGTGTATGGTAATAGAAGATGACTGGCCTATGGATAGGGCAAAGGAAACGCAAAGCGTTCCGAATGATGACTAAAGGAGAATAACTATGTTATTACATGAGTTCTATGGCGAAGATAAATACTCTAACCGCAAGGCTAGTGTATTCAAAGAAGGTGATGACTACCTTGTGTATATGATACAAGATGCGGCAGTCATTGAAGAACGCAGGATTGTTGGACACAGCGAACAATACGCAGAAGACTGTGCAGAGAATTGGGTAATAGGAGTGATACAATGAGTGACCTAGTATTAACAGACTATGAACGCAGGGACTTGATTGCATACTATGAGACAGATGCCCTGCCGGATTTCATTGCCAACAATGAAGAAGATGCGTGGTATGGGTATCAGATAGGTGACAGGATGTTTGACCTGAACCTGTGGGATGACACAGATTATGGTGGCAAGAATGGTGTGCAGTGTGCTGTCCATCTGTGTGAACCTACAGAGAGTGGCTACTGGACTACTATACTTGTATCTTGCCCTTTGTTTGAGGAGACAGACGATGAACAGATTTCTGATTGACCATCACCCTGCCGCCATTGCAAAGTCCCTGTGTGACCAGCATGTAGTGAAGATGCCATTGGAAGAGGCACAGATGCTATGCACTGCCATGTGGCAACACGCACCAATGTATGCAGAGGAAATGAATCTGTATAAACCTGTGCATCAGAAGCATCCATGCACACTGTGGGCTATGGAGACACAGGCTAACTATCACTTTGCTTGGACATTGTATGATGCCATGCTGAATGAATACACGCATCGCTTCGGCAAGCATCATGGTGCTGGCAAGCATTGGTATTCTCTGCGTGAAGGCATGAAGTATGTGCCGGAAGGTGCATTGACGCCACACCCACAGTGCTTCAGTGGTCATGATGATCTAAAGACAGACGAAGCATGGCCTATCGCTGCATATCGTGCGTTTTACATCGTTGACAAATCAAAATTTGCACGGTATACAAAGGGGCGTGAGATGCCAGTATGGATGGCAGAAAGTAAATATCAATTAGAGAGGAGCATGTAACATGAGAATAGAAGACAGAATAGTGGCACTGATGTATGAGATTGAGTATCTCAAGAAACAGTTACAGCCACACGACACAGGACACATATACACTGCTATAAGTGTGATGCGTAATAGACTTAACCAACTGATAGAGGAGTTAGTGAATGATGAACATAACACATGAAGATAGAGTGAAGTTTCTAAAGTCATATAATGACTTACGAAATATTCTTCAGACAATAGACGATTGTCAAGACATATGGGTGTCTGACATCGGTAAGTTAAAAGACATGGAGTATCTTATGCGTAGCGTCATTAAGTTTGTGCCTCAAGAAGATGAGGATGGCAGGGCAATGCACTATGCAGATTGGGTGCTTGCTGAGATTGATGAGGACGATGAATAGATGGAAACATTTATCATTGCACTCATAGTATTTCTAGTCTGGTAGTATCTATGGATATTATTCTAGGGCTAATCATCTTTATTATCCTAGCAGTCTTGACTTTATAGATTGCTAGTGATATAAGTAATCATCAGTTAACCGCATGAAAGGAGAAAAATACCATGCCATTTGATCTGATTTCCGAAGACCTGAACTTTGATGTAGCGTTTGAACCTACCAAGTTCAAAGAGAAAAAGTATGTCATCAATGCCAAGACAGGTGACTACATTGGTGTAGTTGGTAAGACATTTAACTGTGCCAATCATCCAGACTTCTTTGGGCGTATTCATGACACCATTACAGAGAACTTGGGTGAAGAAGATACGAACAACATGAACATCACCTACAAAACAGCCCGTAATAATGCTTGGGCATTGATGGACATGACACTGCCAGAGGTGACCGCTAAAATTCAAACCAGCAAACATGAAACTACTGTTTCTCAACGCATAATTGCTCTACATGGCATTGATGGCAGTTGTTCTAACCAAGTCTACTTCGGTGCTATTGACTTCTTCTGCACCAATGGCCTCATTCGCGGTGAATATGACAAGATTCGCCGCAAGAATAGCAGTAATTTCTGCCTTGATCGTTTTATTCGTGAGTTGAACGAATCCAAGAACGATTTTTACAATCAGGTAGAGGCACTGCAACATTGGGCAACAGTTGATACTTCTTTTGTAGACATCAAAACACTGCTTGAGCGTGTTATCAAGTCTGAAAAGAAGGCAGAGAAGATGTATAGCCTGTATAATCAAGAGACATCTGTGCGTGGACGCAATGTCTTTGCTCTTTACAGTGCCTTTACAAACTATGCTACCTATGCAGATGAGCGTAACGGCTTTAACCTTCGTAACACAGGCAAGGATACTGTATCACAATCCATGTGGACACGTGAGCAGGAAGTATCCAAGTGGATCAGCACTCCTGAGTTTAGACAACTGGTGGCGGCATAATGATACACATTAACAAAAAAGAAAAGGAAGCTCTAGGGCTTCCTCTTAGCCACGGAGATGTAAGGAAGGATGGTTATATTTTCAAGCACTACTATAAAAATACCCCCGATGGACAAGTGCTTGAACAATGGCTATCCATAGAAGCATGGAATAAAGCAAAAAGAAGAAAGAAAAAGGACAGGAAAAACCGTGTTATCAAAATGAGAAATTTGATAAGGCGGTATAAAACTATGAATGGGTGTGCTGTCTGTGGGTATAACAATTGTCCAGATGCTTTACACTTTGACCATTTAGAACCAGATCAAAAAAGTATGGAGGTCAGTAGAATGTATTGCCACAGTAAAGAAAGGATTAAAGAAGAAATAAAAAAGTGCAGATTACTTTGTGCTAATTGTCATGCCGAACATACAGCAAAACAAATAGAAGATGGAGTGTTCAATGGACATACAGATGCTAGTTGAAGATTACTATTCTTCATACGATTTCAAGAACTTGCGTGATGAAACTAAGAAACAGTATCAATACTTTCTTGGTGTCATGCTTAACACAGTGGTAGAGAGCAAGCCTCTCTGCCGCTACACTACAAAAGATTTGTCAACGAGGATTGCAAAGGTTGCATACAATCAGTGGTGCGAAAAAGGTATTCCTATGGCAAATCATTTATTGTCTACAACACGAATAGTATTCAATCACGGCTTACGTATGGAGATATGCCTTACAAACCCCTTCTCAAACATTCGTAAAAGGACCGCACAGCGGCGTAAGGTAGTTTGGAGTAGGGAAGATGTGCAGAAGTTCTTAAACGCCGCCTACAGCGATTTTAACACTCGTAACATAGGTCTTATTGCACACATGGCATATGAATGGTGCCAGCGTGTAGGTGATATGCGTGTTTTGACATGGGATAACATCGACTTTGAAACAAAAACTGTTCACATAGAACAATCAAAGCGTAGAGCAGATGTTCACTTGCCCATTTCAAATGACTTGTGCGACATGTTGTCGCAGCAACACGAAGATTTTGGCTTTCAACCGCTAGTTGCTCCAAGACCATATCCTGTAAACGGTAAGTTTATCGCGTATTCGTTGTATAAACTGCCTTTGTTCGCCAGAAGAATAATGGATTGCGTCAATTTGTCGCAGGACTTACGCCTGTCTGATCTTAGACGCACAGGAACAACAGAAATGGTGGAAGCAGGTGTTGGAATGGGACAAATTATGTCGGTTACAGGACATGCTAGTCCATCTTCGGTGAAGCCTTACATGAAAAATACATATACAAGTGCAAATTATGCATTGACGGAACGTCAAAAGCATGCTACAAGCATTGTATGTGCCGAAAAGGAAAGTGATATTACATGAATAGTATATATAACATTATAAGTGATTTAGACATTAATATTGGAGAGACAAAGAGAATGAATTGTCCTAACTGTGGTGGCTATAAGACATTTACAGTGACCAATAACATGGGATCACTTGTATGGAACTGTTATAAAGCATCTTGTAATACAAAGGGTGGCACTCGTGTTCATCTATCTGTGGATGACATTCGTGCTGGCTTCTCTGGTGCTGAAGAATTTGCCTCTGCGAATACATTTGAAATGCCAGAATACATTGTTCCACATAATCATTCTGTGGCTGAATGGGCAATGGAGTTGTATGGCCTAGATGCAAAGAAACTTGACCTGATGTATGATGTAAAGGAACAGAGAGTTGTGTTTCCTATCAAACATGATGGTCACATTGTAGATGCTACTGGTCGTGCTATGACCAAGCGTCTGCCTAAATGGAAAAGATATGGAAAAAGTGGCTTGCCATACGTGTCAGGTTGTGGTAATGTCGCTGTAGTTGTTGAGGACTGTGTGAGTGCCGCTGTTGTCTCTAACTCCTTTGGTGAAGTGCTTGTTGGGGTCTCTTTGTTAGGCACGTCTCTCTTAGAGCAACACAAAGTGTATCTCTCACAGTTCTCAACAGCAGTCATTGCATTAGACCCCGATGCATTGCCAAAGACTTTGCAGATGGCAAAGGAATTGCGAGGACACGTAAATGATGTTCGTGTGATACGCTTGACAGACGATTTGAAATACTGTAATGAAGAGGACATGGAAAACCTCAGAAAGATAGGAGATGACCCCAATGGAATTATCATTAATACGTAGTCTTATGGATAAGTCGTTCTACGATGACCATCGTGGAGCGAAGTGTCCAGACAGACTATTCAGCAAGGATGTTCGTAAGATCAAGGCTATGATTGATAGAGCAATGGATCGCTACGAACGAACAGTTACACCTGATGAAGTAGAGGCATTGTTCATGTCGAACAATCCCACGCTTACTACAGCGCAGAAAAATGCCTACTCATCACTGTTCAACCAGATCAGGAGAGAGCAACCTATGGGCAGTGACGTGGCACAGGAAGTGCTGTCAAAACTGTTTCAGCAGGTGATTGGAGAAGACATTGCCAACCTTGGCTTTGACTATGTGAATGGTGACAAGAGTAGTCTTGAACCATTGCGTATGCTTCTTGAACAGTATGGGGATGACTTTACACCAAATCTGAATATTGAATGGGATGACATTGATATGGAAACACTGTTACAGCGTAATGACTTGGAAGCACGTTGGACATTCAACATACCGACACTATGCCGTAAGGTTGAAGGTGTAAATGCAGGACACTTGATTGAGATTGGTGCTAGACCAAACACAGGTAAGACATCGTTTCATGCTAGTCTTATTGCTAGTCCAAGCGGCTTTGCGCATCAAGGTGCTAACTGCATTATTCTCTGTAATGAGGAAGGCTATCACCGTGTTGGTGCAAGGTATCTTACTGCCGCTACAGGCATGACAATGCGTGAGATAAAGCACAATCCAGCAAAGGCTCGTGATCTGTATGCACCTGTAAAGGAACGCATCAAGATTAAGGATGCTACTGGTCGTGACATGGCTTGGGTAGAATCCGTGTGTAAGTCTTACAAGCCAGATATATTGCTACTTGATATGGGTGATAAGTTTGCCAAGACTGGTGGCTTTGCAAGAACAGATGAAGCACTCAGGGCCAATGCTGTTCATGCTCGTATGATTGCAAAGCAGTATGAGTGTGCTGTCTTTTACATGTCTCAGTTGAGTGCTGACGCAGAAGGTAAAGTGCTTCTGAACCAAAGCATGATGGAAGGCTCACGCACAGGTAAAGCGGCTGAAGCAGACTTGATGGTGCTGATTGCAAAGAATCCCGTTGTTGATGGGCAGGAAGAGGAAGACACACAGCGTCATCTGAACGTAGTAAAAAACAAGTTGACAGGATGGCACGGTGTGGTACATTGTGAACTTGATTATCAGACAGCGAGGTATGGAGTATGAAACTAACTCTTGATATTGAAAACACAGTAACCAAGCGTGATGGTAAAATGCACCTTGACCCATTTGAGCCAGAGAATACATTGGTTATGGTAGGGATGCTGACAGATCAAGGTGTTGAGCGTATTGTTACCTTTGACCACAGTCAGGTTGAATCAGATGAATATGGACACGTGTTGGTTCAGGAGTTTCTTGATGCTGCTACAGTTCTGATTTGTCACAATGCGGCATATGATCTGATGTGGTTATGGGAATCAGGCTTCAAATACGATGGGCCTGTGTTTGACACAATGCTTGCAGAGTATGTGTTACAGCGTGGCATAAAAGAACCATTGTCATTGGAAGCATGTGCTGAACGCTATGACTTGGATACAAAGAAGCAGGACACACTGAAAGAATATTTCAAGCAGGGATATAGCACTCGTGATATTCCACATGCTGAACTGGTTGAGTATTTACAAGCTGACCTAAAAGCAACACAGGAACTTTGCAATAGGCAGATATATCGTTTGAATACACCAGATGATAGCGGTCTAATGCCTACTGTTGACTTGACCAATCAGGTTGCTGTTCGTCTTGCTCGTATTTACCAGCGTGGCTTTACGGTTGACATGAAGGCACTAGAAAAGGTGCGAATTGAGTTTGAGGAAGAGCGAAAGACACTGGTCACTAAATTGCAAGAGACTGTTCGCAAGGTTATGGGTGATACTCCAATCAACCTGAACAGCCCTGAACAACTTTCGTGGGTCATCTATGGTGTTCGTGTAAAGGACAAGCAAGAATGGGCTACAAGAATTGACCCATACATGGATGATGAAGAGTTTGGGCATCTGGTAGAGACAGGAACAGAGAATATGTATCGCACAAACGCTGTTCAATGTGCAACTTGCAACGGCACTGGTTATGTTCGTAAGATTAAGAAGAATGGACAGCCATTTGCAAAGGCAAGTAAGTGCGGCGAGTGTGGTTCAGAAGGATATCTGTTTATTCCTACAGAAAGACTGGCTGGCTTTCGATTTAAGCCACCATCACCTAAGTGGGCAAGTGCCAATGGTTTTACCACCAGCAAGATAAATCTTGAGATACTTGAAGGTGCGGCTAGAACAAAAGGGAAAATGGAAGCGGCAGAGTTTCTGCAGAAAGTGCGTAGGCTATCAGCCGTTGACGTATACCTGTCATCATTTGTTGATGGTATCAAGGCACATGTTAAGCCTGATGGCAAGTTGCATGTTCGTTTGCTTCAACATCGCACTGCCACAGGCAGGTTCAGTGGTGCTGATCCAAATATGCAGAACATGCCACGTGGTGGGACGTTTCCAGTGAAACGAGTATTTGTATCTCGCTTTGAAGGTGGTAAGATACTGGAAGCTGACTTTGCTCAACTTGAGTTTCGTGCCGCCGCATTTTTATCACAAGATGGAGTTGCAATTGAAGAAGTATCTACAGGATTTGATGTCCATTCCTATACGGCTTCGGTTATTTCTGATGCTGGTCAACCTACGAGTCGCCAAGAAGCGAAGGCTCATACTTTTGCGCCGCTATATGGAGCAACGGGGTTTGGTCGCACCAAAGCGGAAGCCGCCTATTATGAACACTTCAATGAGAAATACAAAGGGGTCGCAGATTGGCATACCAGACTGGCTAAAGAGGCTTTAGAGACACGAAAGATAAAAACACCATCTGGTCGTGAATTTGCATTTCCAAATGTTGTTCGTAAGGCCAGCGGCAAAGTGTCGCACTTTACACAGATAAAGAACTATCCTGTGCAATCCTTTGCTACAGCAGACATTGTGCCTATTGTTCTTATCTACATTGATGACTTGCTAAAGGGCATGAAATCATGTATAGTCAACACAGTTCACGATAGTATTGTTCTGGATGTTCATCCAGCAGAAGAAAGGCAAGTGTTAGAGATTATTAACAGGACAAATGCTTCTCTTAAGAATTTGATCGCTATGAGATGGGGGATTGACTTTAATGTGCCTCTTCTGTTAGAATCAAAAATAGGTCCAAACTGGCTTGACACGAAGGACGTGTCGTGATATAACTATGGTTCTTTGACTCACATGAAAGGAGTAAATGTATGACACAATTAACAACCGTAGACACAAACAACTATGCGGCAATGGCTAAAGCAATGGGCATTGCCAATGAAGGTTATTCATCTTCAAAGTCTAGTAATCTTGCTAGGCTACGCATTAGCCACACCCCAATCATGGGCAATGCTGAAGTGAAAGGAAAGAAGGTAAATGTAGAAGTGGTAGAAGGTGGATCATATAAACTGGACATTCCAGATGGTCCAACTTACTATGCTTCCAGCGTAAAGATTCGTCCATTCATGCAACGCTTCATGTATAAGCGTTATGTTCAGGGCAGTGGAAAAACACCCAATCGCTTTATCAAGAGCATTATGGCAGACACACTGAACATTGATCTGAAGGACAATGACGGTGGGTTTAACTGCGGTAAACCTGCTGGCTATGTAAAGGACTTCAAGGCATTGCCACAGAAAACACAAGACCTTATTCGTCAGATTAAGCGTGTTCGTGTTGTTCTTGGAACTGTTGAGATGATTAATCCAACAGATGAAAAAGGCGAAGCTGTAGAGATTGACGTTACTCCATTTATCTGGGAGATTGACAATCGTGATGCTTTCAAAGAGATTGGAACATCATTTGAATCTCTTGCTAAAATGCAGCGTCTTCCTATTCAGCACATCATCACGGCGAATACTTCTGAACGTAAGATTGCTACTGGTGCTTCTTTCTACGTGCCTGTAGCATCTCTTGATGTATCAAACGTCATTGAGTTGACACAGGAAGATCACACACTCTTTGCTGACTTCCTTGCTTGGATTGACAATTATAACAATTACATTGTCAGTGCTTGGGCAGAGAAAGCAAACTCGCGCATTGAAGATGGTGATGCTGAAGTTCTTGATGATCTGATTGACATTGAGATTGACGATGAGGAAGTAGCGTAATGAACCATCCAGCTGAACTGGCGTTGCATCAGTATCTTGAAAACGCTGTGTCTGGAAAGGCACAGATGTCTGACATTACCATTGAACAGGTAGCCAACGACATTAAAGATGCTTTGCAACGTCAGTTTGGCGGTGGCAATAAGCGTGATGAGTTTAGCCTACGAATGTCCAACATTGGTAGGCCAACTTGTCAACTCTGGTTTGAGAAGAATGAGCCAGAGAAAGCATTGCCAAAGCCAACCACATTTGTAATGAACATGATGATTGGAGACATTGTTGAAGCAGTGTTCAAAGGTCTTCTTAAAGAGGCAGGAGTAACGTATGAAGATTCCGAAAGAGTTTCTCTCAAGATTGATGATGATACATCCATCAGTGGGTCATATGATATTGTTATTGATGGTGCTGTTGATGATATAAAGTCTGCATCTGACTGGTCATACAAGCATAAGTTTACATCGTTTGAAACTCTTGCAGAGAAAGACGGTTTTGGCTATGTTGGACAACTTGCTGGTTATGCAGAGGCGTCTGGTAAGCGTGTCGGGGGCTGGTGGGTAGTGAATAAAGCCAATGGTCAATTTAAGTATGTGCCAGCCACAGGACTTGACATTCACAAGGAAGTGTCCCATATTAAAGAGGCGGCACAGAAAATTATAGAGAATAAGTTTGAGCGTTGCTTTGAACCTGTTCCTGAAACATTCAATGGTAAGCCTACGGGTAACACTGTATTGAATGACAACTGCACTTTCTGTGCATATCGCTATGCCTGTTGGCCTACACTGGAAGCACGTCCAGCTGTAAAGTCAAAGGCAAAAGAACCAAAAATGGTTCAGTATGTAACTTTAACAGAGGAGTATAATAATGGATGATGTATATGATATCGAAACTCTCGCAGAAGAGATCAGAGATACTGAACGCAAACTTAGCGACTTGCGTAAGGAATATCGTGAGCGAAAAACTGCGGGTCTACGTGCAGCAATTGAAGCACGTAATGAAGCGGATGCTATGATTCGTGAAGAAATGAAGTCACTTGGTTATCGCTATAACACTATTTCGTGGCGTAACATTGCCTAACGCAAAGCAATTCAGAGCCGCACGTAAATACGGGTATAGGAGTGGTTTAGAGCATAAGATTTCTATTTATCTTAACGAACTCAAAGTTGAATATGGATATGAGAACATTAAGATTGAATGGGAAGACTTAGCCTACCGCACCTATACTCCAGACTTTGTGTTAAATAATGGCATCATCATTGAAACAAAAGGTATGTTTACTGCTGCTGATAGAAGAAAGCATCTTGCTATTAAACGTCAGCATCCTAAACTTGACATTCGTTTTGTTTTTGAGAATAGTAGAAGGAAGTTGCGCAAGGGTGCTAAGTCTTCTTATGCAGAGTGGTGCATCAAGTATGGATTTCAATACTATGACCGTATTATACCTGAAGAGTGGCTAAAGGAAAAAGGCAAAAACAAACACCCAGCGTTTATCAAGTTTAGTGGAACCAAAATAAAAAGGAGATAGAGACATGCAATATGATGATGGCTTAGAAGAAGATGACTTTGTAATTCGTATTCGCCCTTCCATATTAGGAAATGAATGGTCAGGTAATGTAGACATATCAATAATCACATCTAGTAAAAATTCACTGAGTGATGATTCATATGGTCAATTGTTACACCTGTGTAAAATGATCTGCGCTACCGTTCCCATTATGGAACAAGACAATGATCTCGGTGAGTTTGTAAGCGATTGGGTTGTTGCTAATATAGACAATATGGAATATGAATTTGAAGAAGAAAAAACAGTTGAAATTACGCACGAAGGTGGTAATGTAGTCAGATTGAATTTTGGAACACCAACGAAAGGAAATGCGTAATGACAGACTACAACAAAATATTTAAAGAGATTGAGCAGAAAGAAAAACAAGCATCTGCTCAATCAGATATGGTCAATCACCCACCCCACTATAACAAGGCTGGTGTGGAATGTATTGACGCTATAGCTGCCGCTACAGGTGATGGATTTGAGTATTATCTGCAAGGCAACATTATGAAATACCTTTGGCGGTATCGTTATAAGAATGGAACAGAGGACTTGAACAAAGCCAAGTGGTATTTGGAAAAACTTATCGAAGAAGTGGAAGGGTTCTACGATGATAAGAGTTAAAGTCTACATGACAATTTTTGTAGACCCCGAAGAATATCCAGTGCCAGCAGACGAGGATGTAGCCATCGAAATTGAGGATGCCATTCACGAATACTTCTATGATATAGAAGGTGCAACAATCAAATCTATAAAAACAATACAGGAGTAAACCCCATGAATAACTATCTACCTACTGACTATCAAAATTTCATTGCTCTTTCTCGCTATGCACGTTGGAAAGATGATGAGCAGCGCAGAGAAACTTGGCAGGAGACTGTTACACGTTACTTTGACTACATGACAAAGCATCTAAAACAAAAGCATAACTACACTCTTAAAAGTCAACTGCGTAATGAACTAGAAGAAGCAGTGCTTACACAGCAAGTGATGCCTAGCATGAGAGCATTGATGACTGCTGGACCTGCACTAGACCGTTGCCACGTAGGTGGATATAACTGTTCCTATGTGCCAGTAGACAGCCCACGTTCTTTTGACGAAACAATGTATATTCTTATGTGTGGCACTGGTGTTGGCTTTAGTGTTGAACGTCATCATGTAGAGAAACTACCCATTGTGAATGAACACTTTGAGAATAGTGATACAGTAATCAAAGTAGGTGACAGCCGCCCCGGATGGGCAAAGGCACTGCGTGAGTTAATTGCTATGCTGTATGCTGGGCAAGTGCCGCAATGGGATGTAAGTGAAGTACGTCCTGCTGGTGCAAGGCTCAAGACATTTGGTGGTCGTGCTTCTGGTCCACAGCCTCTCGTGGAATTGTTCAACTTCTGCATTGAGAAATTCAAAGGTGCGGCAGGTCGTAGGCTGTATCCAATTGAATGCCACGATATTATGTGCAAGATTGGTGAGGTTGTTGTTGTCGGTGGGGTTCGGCGTAGCGCACTCATCAGCCTGTCTAATCTGAATGATGACCAAATGCGTCATGCAAAGGCAGGTATGTGGTGGGAACATGAAGGGCAACGTGCGCTTGCAAACAACAGCGTTGCCTACAAAGAGAAGCCACAGATGGGGACATTCATGCGTGAATGGTTGTCGTTGTATGAAAGCAAGTCTGGTGAACGTGGCATCTTTAATCGCCAATCAGCACAGAAGCAAGCGGCTAAGAATGGTAGGCGCGAAGCAGACCACGACTTTGGATGTAATCCTTGCAGTGAAATCATTCTGCGTCCATACCAGTTCTGCAATCTTTCGGAAGTTGTTGCACGTGAATCAGACACAGTGGACACACTGAAGAATAAAGTTCGCCTTGCTACTATCCTTGGCACATTGCAAGCAACACTTACAGAGTTTAAATACCTTCGTAAGATTTGGAAGAACAACACAGAGGAAGAACGTCTTCTTGGTGTGTCACTGACAGGTATTATGGATTGTGCAGCATTGTCGCAGTTTAATTATCGTGGTAAGAACACACTAGCAGGAACATTGGAAATGCTTCGTGATGTTGCTATTGCATCTAATGCTGAAATGGCAAAAGAGATTGGCATACCACAATCAACGGCTGTTACATGTGTCAAGCCATCCGGCACTGTATCACAACTGGTAGATGCGGCAAGCGGTATTCATGCTCGTCATAATCCTTATTACATTCGCACTGTGCGTGGAGATAACAAAGACCCATTGACACAGTTTCTTATGTCACAAGGTATTCCTAATGAGCCTGATGTAATGAAGCCTGACAGCACAACTGTGTTTAGTTTTCCAATGAAGTCACCGAAGGGTGCAGTAACACGGACTGGCATGACCGCCATTGAACAACTTGAGTTGTGGCTTGCCTATCAGCGTCATTGGTGTGAACACAAGCCTAGTGTCACTATCTCTGTGAAGGAACACGAATGGATGGATGTAGGTGCATGGGTATATGAACACTTTGATGAGGTCAGCGGTATTAGTTTTCTGCCATTCAGCGAACATACATATCAGCAAGCACCTTATCAGGATATTAATGAAGAACAATATAAAGAGTTCTTGACAAAGATGCCAAAGAAGGTACAATGGTCATTGCTTCGTGAGTTTGAGAAGGAAGACACAAC